TTTCGTTGTGCGATGGTCTTGTGTAATGCTCGCCCCCCGCAATTCCAGTATGTCTCTGAGGTTGCCGGATGCTTGACATCGTTGGACGGTCACCATTCACATTTATGACGTTTGGACGCTGCACAGGTGCCTTGAGGCAGTCTGCTCTACCCACGTCACCGTGTATTACACCTACCATCTGCAACTGATGATGAGGCCATGCGTCTCTAGATTGTGTTGGCATATTAACCCTTGCGTATCCCCTGAAGGATTGCTATGCCGATACTTATCAGAAGGATGTACCAGGCGACAACAATCATGACACGGTGCCTAGGCGCTTGACGGGGGCTTTGTACATTTCGCAGCCCGCAGGGAGCGTCTGAGGGAACTCTGGCAGGTCTGTAAGTGGGTACAGGCGGTAGTCCTTGATGGTGAAACAGTCGGGGAATATCTCGTCGTTGTTGGCGATGACTTCTCGGCCTGTAATCCAGCCCTCGATGAGGACGCGGTTTTCTCGGACTTTGCAGAAGATGAAGTTGTGATCAGCATTGTCGCGGGTGCGTACCTTGATGGTGGTGTCTGGGTTCTCTGTTGACCGGACTTGATACTGCAACACGTCGAATCCGTTTGCTTCTTGTTCCCAATGCCATTCCGCGCCAAGCAGTTTTGCGACGGCGTATTCACCTATGGCTCCGAAGACGTCTGTCTGGAACCAGTTTTGTTCGTGGTATTTGCGCCCTGGTTGGTTGGGTCTGTCGGCTCGCTTGATTGCTAGGAGGCGACGGTTGACGCCACCATGCGCTGCAATCTGCATATCAGCATCGGACAGGATGACGCGGACTGGTTGCCTCATTGAATCTTTGCCTGCCTGCCAAGTCGAGCTGCTATTGCGTCAAGGTCTCGAGGTCGCCAGAGATGATATTCAATTCCTGCATTGACAAGGCATCGTGCGTACTTTTCTTGTTCGGCTGACAGTTTGCCTTCGGCTGCTTTTAGTTCGCAGAAGATGACTCCTCGAGATGGGATGGATGTTGACACGAGGACAAGGTCGGGGAATCCGTTGCCGTCTGACCGCCATACCCCAGGGCGGGGCGATGAGGGCGAGGCATGAAAGACAAGCCACTGCTGCATCCTGGCCAACTTGATTACTTGATCTTGGAATATTTTTTCCGAGACGGTCATCGGGAATCTTTTCCCAGAAGGAATCCGCACATAAACAAACTGACGCAGAGAATAATGAGAGTCAACACGTCAACCATTGTCAATCTGCCAATCTTCTTCATCCCAGAGACGGTTCTTCAGTTGCTTCGGCAAATTGTCCCGACCAACGGCAAGCAAGTACGCGTACAAATACGGCGACTCGCAAGGTTTAGCCATTTCCCATTTGTACCAAGTGCCCTCAATAAGTTTGTGCATTGAAGCCATTAGAACGCCTCTTCGGGTTCTTCTTGCGGTGCGGGTGCGCTCTTGAGGGTGTCAATGTATGCAGATGCTTCGCGCTTAGTCATGCCTTGAAGGTTTGCCGGTGGAACTTTGCCCATTGACTTACAAACCGCGCGGATCATGTTCTGTTGCTTCTCTGAGGCAAGGTTTGACGGTTCGGTGATGCGGGTGTCTCCCGACATTCGCTCAACCTTTGACATTTCTTCCCTCGAGGGGCGTTTCGTCCAGTCGGTGCTTGACGCAAAGTCGCAATCCGCTAAGGCTCGTCCGATGGCACTTGTACAGGCGTTCTCCACGTGCGAAGTTTTGTTCACGTTATTTGACCCACGGATTTCTTCGGCAAAGTCGGTAGCAACTGGTCGGTCATCTTCCCTGTCGACATAAATGTCGGCCTGCACAATGACGCGGTCGCCTTCGAATGTAAGAAGTTTTGTAATGACTCGTCCTTCGGGATGCTTTTCCCAGAAGCGAGCAAGGCGCGAGGCGACTGGTTCGTAGTCTTCAATGCTCATGACGGGTTCTCGACAATCCATTCGATGACTGCTTTGAGTTCGTCGTTGTTGTTGCTCATGCTCGGATGGCGCAAGCGTTCTGCCGAATTGCGCATAGTCATAATCAGAGCGATTGCCTGACTGACTGTTGAGCCTTCTTCGAAGCGCATCTCTCCGTCCAGTTTGACTGACAGATTCATCAGTCGCGCAATGATTTCGTCGGTGGTTAATTCCATGATGTTTCCCTCATCTTTCGTTACGACCCTGAGGTCGCTTTCCAATGCCCGAGACCCCCATTGTTGTAGAGGTACCGAGCGACCCTGACATTACACGACGGGTCTTGTAATGCGCGGATGACATCTGGTTTCTTACAGACAGCCCGTGTCACGGTTGCCCAGGAGCCTTGAATCTGCATAAGACCGACATCGGGTCGTCCGGTGCTTCGGCGGACTGGCGACACGGCGCGGGGGGTGCAGCGAGATTCGCGGTACATAATCCTCGAGAGGGTTGGCACGACCTTTGCGGGGAAGTGCTTGCGGAGGAGCGGTTCCCATTGCGGACAAGATTGTGCAGCTGCGCTTGCGGGCGAGGCGGTGAATGTGGCGGTGATGAGGGCGATTGCCATGATTCTCTTAATCAACCTTTTCAACTTCTGTAATCGAAGCGAACATCATCCAGGGAGCCGCCCTTTTGGCGACTGTGACTTTGACGATCTCTTCTGTTGCCGAATCCGTGAAGATTTGGACGAGGGTTAGTTTGTCTTTAGACCATAACGGCATGTAGCCCCACATTGGAATCATGGTCGGTTAGCCATCATCTTTAGCCAGAGCCAGCAACTGACCCATCCCATTATGAAACTGTAAATGAATTGTGTATCGGTCATAGCGGTTTCCCTTCGCTGTTTGTGTCTTGATGTTGTAACACAGGCGAGCGTCTGGGTGGCGGATTCGACCTCGGAACCAATGAGGGAAACACAGTCAGTCCCGAGGTCTAGCGCGAAGAGGGTGATTTCTTCGGGCGATTTATGGTTTCGGCAAGGCTCTCCATGCTGCTTCAAATGCTTCTGGGCTTTCCCATTCGTTGGAGATTTCGGCATGGAGCCAGACACCGCCTGGGGTTCCGGCATTGTCTTTTGAAGTAAACAATTTGACCCCTTTTTGCCCTGGGCCACGACTGCAGCGATAGCCCCTACCCCATGCGGTTTTGTCTGATTCGGGTTGTGCAGGGTTGCGGTACGAATAGTCATGCAGTTCACATAACAGCAATTCCTCGGAATGCTCAATCAGCCAGTCCCATGCTTCTTTAGCAACTGCGCGTCCTGCGCGTGTTGCTGGATAGCCCATATCAACTGCGTAACCACTGGCATGGACACTGAGGTTTTTAGAACCGCGCATCGGACGGTTGACGTACATTCCTAGATTCGTAAATGCCCAACGCCGTTGACATAGATCAAAGAATTTCTTTGTGATTGGCGAGGTGGCTTTGCCGTCCCAAGAAGGCCAGAACGGGTAGACGCGGTTACTCATGGTGCAGGAGGATCCTTCGGTTTATCTTTAAGACCGTTGCCAGCAAGAACGCCGAGAAGACCGCCGGTCAATGTGGCGAGCATTGGCGAAAGTACTGCCCAGGCTGAATCGTCGTTCGGGCTGACCTCGAGAGGTTGTGTCACAAATAACAGTCCGTAAAGCAGAGCCAAGATTGAAGCGAGGAACGCAACGGTCAATCCGACTGCAACAACGAAGATGAGTCGTGCTTTGATTTCTTCGTTTGTATGTCTGTTGTCTGGTTTCATGTGCATTTCCCTCCGCTGCCGTAAGCAGGTGCTGTTGTTGTTGAGATTGTTTCGATTACGCCGCGCAACGCTTTGTTCTTTGTCGGTGGGCAGTTAAGGCGTTCACGGTCTGCGCAGGCGGTGAGCGATGCACAAATGACCAATAGAATCAGGGCTTTTGGAGGGTTTCCGATGGTCATGCTATGCGGTATCCATAGACAGTAATTGTGCCTGCCATGACGCCAGCGGAACAGGCAATAACAAGTTGGTCATAAGCCGTTGCAACGTTGTGATAACCATTGATTGCTGAAACAAAGTCATCTCGCAAGTAAGCAGAAGTAAAAGTGCTTTTAACTGCAAGATTTGGGTTATTTATAGTTAATTCACCGGTTGCTCCTAAAGCAGCCGATATTGCAATTCCATCGTATGAGGATGCGTTTGTTTGTTTTACAGGAAAGTTTGAAGTTCCAGTCACATCCATGTAATAACCCGACGAATAATAACCAGTTGTCGAAGTAGATGTGCCCACTCTTAGTTGCGTAGTTATGTTTCCTGAGGCTGAGCCAGTCAAGTTAAAAACAACCTTAAAAGAGTTGTAATCACTAGGAAAGCACGAGGAAATTGTTGTTGTTGTACTTGACGCTGGCACTGTTTTTGTTGTCACGTAAACAAGCCCAGAATTAATGTTGTTATTTACATACGCCGAAGTAAGGATTTGTCCAGGTGTTGTTGCTGTGCTAATTGTCATGTTGTGTCTCCTTTAGAAACTGAGAAGGTTATTGTCAAGCGTTCCGAAGATTGCATCGTCAAGGGTTAGGTATTGGTTGCCGTCCGTACTTTCAAAAGTGTACGAAACAATATGAGACCCTGGAACGATTCGATGTTCAATTCCTGAAGTGATCAGGGTCTGCGATTCTGTGAGTGGGGTTCCGGTGTTGTAGTCCTTTTGGACTGTCACGATTGACGTCAGGTCAATGGCGAAGATGGTTGCCCATTGCGCAGCTGTAAGTGCTGCAAGTTCGCATGAAACGCCAGTAAAACGGACAACAGGGTTGCGGTATTTACCAAGAAGGTACGCGCCAAGACCGTTGACTTCTGTTGTTGTTGAGTTGAGGAGCTGCAAAAGTTGATACGTCTGAGACTGGTAAAGAGCAATGGAGGTCGGGTCGGTGTTGGTCTGGACGGCTCCGGCGGGGGACTGTGTCGAGATGTTGTTGTACAAGAGTTCCGACCCGTACTGGTTGATGAGCGACATATAGGAAATTCCTGTGCCGTCTGTCGTAAACGACGCACCTGCAACAGGGTTCAGAACACTCGACCTTCCCTTAAAGGTTAGGGTTCCGTCGGCTGCCGTGAAGAGATAACCCTGTTCGGAGGTGTTGATCTGCTGAAGGTACGAAAGACAGTTCGTGTCTTGAGAGACCGCGTAAGCGCCCAAAGTTGAGGTTCCTGTACCAATAGACCTTGCGCCCTGATATGCGATTTCTGGGCGGTCTAGAACGGCTGTGACACGGGCTGACGATGACTCTGCGGACGGGGTAAAAGCATTAAGTTGCTGATTTGCCAGGGTGCCGAACGCGTCAACGCATCGCGCAACCATTCGACCCTGGTTCGCGTTTTGATAGTCAAGGTTCCAGTCTTCGACAAAGCCTGTGTAGATGGGCGTCCCGTTAGCGTAAATGATGATGGGCGAACGAGGCAGGACAAAGGGGTAGTAGATCGAGGCCGTGTTCAGCGGGTCAAGAATTCTCGAGTTGTTGTTAAATACGACCTGTGCGGTGCCCGCGTTGAACTGATCAAGTTGGCGGTTGCGTCCGCGCCTGATGTTGACCGACATGACAATTGAAGTGAGGTCTGCGTATGCGAGACCGCCGAGAGTGCCTGTGTCAAGAAGACCAAAAACGGCGTCATTGAGTTGAAATGGCTGACCGAACCCTGTGGTCGTCTGGAACCCGACAAGGACTTGATATGTGGGGACGGTCACAGTGTCGCTGCCGGTGCGAAGACAACGCCTGAGTCGCGTTGCGCTGCCAATATTGCGTCGATGATGTCTTGGCCAACTGTGGCAGGTGATGAGACAAGTCCTGCGTCCATGTTGATTGTGATGTTGCTAAATGGCCCGATACCGCCGATGCCTGCTTGCTCAAAGCCGCCTGCGTTGCCTGAGGTGTTGTCAAAGATTGACGGTGGAGCCTTAGATGCTTTGGGTGGTACTGGTGGGATAGTTGCAGGCGCTCCGCCTGCTGCGCCAGAGATAGTTGATCCGGCAAACATTGCTTCGGCTTGTTGCGTCGAGACGGGACGATTTGACATTGGGTTCTGCGCTGTTAACTGATCAAAAGTTGGAAGACCTTTTACTTTGTAATTGCCCAATTCGCCTGTGCGCAAGAAATTAATTACCGATAACGGAATAGCAAGTGCATTCATGATGCCGTTTACCAATCCAGCAATTGAGTTGTATATTTTGCCGAAAGTGTTAATCATGCCGTCGGCGTCTGTGCCAAGTGTCGTGATTTCTTTTCCAAGTTGTGCAACCCCACCAGCAGCGCCCTTAAGACCGAACGCTTCAGCAATGCGAACTGCTGAGTCTCCAAGTTTTGTCAAGATTGGAAGAACCTTGTAACCGATTGATTCCTGAAGTTCTCCAAGGGTGATTTTGAGGCGAGCAACTACGCCTTCATAGGTCGCTGCTTTTTCAGCTGCGGAACCGCCGAAACGATCCTCAAGCATTCCTTGGACTTTTTCGAATCCTGCTGCTTTTAAAGTTGCAGCGTCATAGCCGACGCCAAGTTTTGCTAGCGCACCGAAGGAACCCTCTTGGGCTTTTGCAAGCGCATTTGCTGTTGCCTCAACCGACTTGCCTGTGCTTGCCGAGAGGTCGAGGCTTAAATTTAGAAGGTCTTGAGCCTTGGTGACGTCACCTGTTGCCCTGACGAGACGACCCAGAGCCGGACGAAGGTTGTCATCGGCGACGCCCGTTGCCCGTTGAGTCTTGTCGATAAATTCCTCGACGCCTTTGATCTGTAAATCGGAGGCGGTAGTTGTTGCCTTAATTGAGTTGGCAAGTTGTACCTGGGCTGCTTGGTCTTCGGCTGCTGCTTGTGCTGCCTTGAACAGGACTGCTCCCGCAGCTGCTGCGG